ATATAGAAGATAACTTATTCCAGCTTAATGCAGGATTAACAGGTAGTCCTGTAAACGATTCAGGTATGCTTATTAATAGAGGTACTGCTGATAATGGTATCTTTATGTGGGATGAATCTGTTGATAAATTCACACTAGGATTAACAACAGCAGATGGTAGTGCTACAGGTAATATTACTCTTAATTCACTTGGTACTTTAGTTGCTAATATTGAGGGTGATGTCACTGGTGCAGTTACAGGTACAGTTTCTAGTTTATCTAATCACGATACTGATGACTTAGCTGAAGGTTCTAACCTTTACTATACGCAAGCAAGATTTGATTCTGCTTTTACAGCTAAGTCTACAAGTGATTTATCTGAAGGAAGTAACCTTTATTATACAGATGCAAGATTTGATACAAGACTAGCAACCAAAGATACTGATGATTTATCTGAAGGCACTAGCAATCTTTACTATACAACAGCTAGATTTGATTCTGCTTTTGGTGGTAAGTCTACAAGTGATTTATCAGAAGGTACTAATTTATATTATACAAGTGCAAGAGCTAACGCTGACTTTGATACAAGACTTGCAACAAAAGATACTGGCGATTTAGCTGAAGGCTCTAACCTTTATTATACAGATGCAAGAGTACAAGCTGTTTCTATTAACAATGTTGTAGAAGATACAACTCCTCAGCTTGGTGGTAATTTAGACTTAAATTCAAGCGATATAACTGGTACAGGTGATATTAATATTACAGGTACAGTAACTGCTGATGGTTTGACTGTTGATGGGACAAGTTCTGCTTTAGTTGCAAGTATAGAAAATGATAGTACTGATGCAGGTTCAGGTGGTTTAAAAGTAAATACTGCAAGTACAAGTTCTTCCACAATTCCTTTTTATGTTCGTTCTAATAATTTAAACAGATTTAGAGTAAGTGGAAATGGAGACATCTCCTTCTACGAAGATACAGGAACTAGCCAAGCTCTATTCTGGGATGCAAGTGCTGAATCGCTTGGAATTGGCACGACTAGTCCTGCTACTGGATTGGATGTAGCAACAACAAATTATACTTACTCAGGAACAAATTATGACATTTATGGAATTATAGGTACTACAAATGGAGGTGTACGTATAGGCGGTGACAGTAGCAATGGAGATTCTATTATAGGAAGTACTGGTGAAAATGATATACAGTTTGTCACCTACAATGGCAGTTCATGGGGAAGTAGAGTATCTATTACTAATACAGGCAACGTTGGAATTGGCACCGATAGTCCAAATACTCCAGCAGGTAATAAATCATTACATATAGCAGGTACAACTGGTGCAGAACTTATATTAGAAAGAGATGATACAGGTGTTGTAGCTGATGATTTTATAGGTGGTTTAGCTTTTTTAAATTCAGATTCATCTAATACACCACCACATTATCTTGGTATAACTGCAAGAGCTTTTAATGAATTTGGTTCAACTCAATTAGAATTTTTTAGCAGTTTTGAGCAATATCCATCAGGAACTCCTGATATGGTTCTTGATGCATCAGGCAAAGTTGGAATTGGAACGAGCAGTCCTTCAAAAACATTACATGTTAATGGTGAAATCCAACTAGAAAATAATTTAACTCTCAATGAAAACACTCCAGCTATGGTAATTCCTAATGGAGATTTTAGATTATTTACTGGTGGCTCAGAAAGAATGCGTATTGATGCTTCAGGCAACGTTGGAATTGGGACTGATAATCCTACAGCACCTTTACACGTTGATGCAGCAGGTATGGGAGATATTTATTCAGGATTAATTGAAAATTCAACTACAGATACAGACCATTACAATGTACTTAGATTTATGCAAGGAGCATCAGGGTCGGCAACAGGATTTATAGGTACTGGTGGTTCTGCGACAAGTAATACTGCTTTTAGAAATACGTTTGTAATTGGTACTCAAACTAGTAATGATTTTGTTGTAGCTACTAACGATACAGAAAGAATGCGTATTGATTCTTCAGGCAACGTTGGAATTGGCACCGATAACCCTTCAGAAAAATTAGATGTAAATGGAAATATAAAAATTCCAACAACATCTTATATTGATATAGGTTCTACTAGTGGAAATAATACTTTGTATTTAGGTAAAACTTCTTCATCTTCAGGAAGCATCGCAAGACAATTACAAATTCGTGGTAGATATTCAAGTGGAGATAGAACTCTTACCTTAACAGCAGGTGGCAGCACAACAAACGCTATTATAGATGCTTCTAATAATTTAATTTTACAATCTTCTTCAGGCAACGTTGGAATTGGAACGACTAACGCCTTACAAAAACTTACAGTTTCAGGTTCTACGTGGGCTTCAGGTTATTACATAACTGCATTACAAGGAAATGCACAATTAACAAATGCTTCAACAAGTTCAGGAAGTAATCCATCTTATATTGGTCAAGGGTTAATTAGTGTAACTGTTTCAGACGCTAAAGCTAAAGAAAACTTTGGTAGCGTAGAAACAAATGAATGTTTAAATAAAATTGTTTCCCTATCAGAACATGTTAAAAAGTTTGATTGGATTGATGAGGATTGGAAAAGAGAAAAGGGTAGAACAGTTGGTATGGTTGCACAAGAAATATATGAAGACCATAGTGAGTTTGTACACAAACCTGAAAATTATGATGACGATGGTTGGGCAATAAGATACCAAGAAATAGTTCCTACTTTAATCAAAGCTATACAAGAACAACAAGAACTAATAAATAATTTAACAGCTAGGATAGAACAGCTAGAAAATTAGTATATAATTTAATTTTAAATAACTTATAGGAGAGTTAAATGAGTAAAGAAGAAAATAAAATGGAAAACCAAGAACCAGTAATAATTACATTTAATGGCAAAGAATACAGAGCTTCTGATTTAAATGAAGAGCAAATGGCTTTAGCTGCTAAGTTAAATGTTGCTGGTAAAAAACTAGCTAGACTTCAAGAGCATTATGATGATTATGTCATTACTAACGAATACAAAAACTTAGTGATTGAATCATTTGATAGAGCTATCAATGCTGAAGAAGAAGTTGAAGTAGTAGAGGAAGAATAAATGCCAGCTAGAAAGACCGCTAATGACGTACATTCAGACTTAAGAGTCCATGAAAAAATGTGCGAAGAAAGATGGAAAACTATTTATAAAAAAACTGATGATTTACAAGCATCAATAAATAGTATGAAACTTTGGTTATTAGGCGGTCTTACAACAATAGTTGCATCCTTAATTACTATTATAGTTAGAGGTTTAATCTAACAAACACAAATTTATGATAGACAAACTTATCAAACCTATCAGCGATATCCTAGATAAATTCATTCCTGATGCTGATGTCAAACAAAAGATTGCACACGAACTTGCAACTATGTCAGAAAAACATATTCACGAAATTGCTAAAGCACAAATAGAAGTAAACAAAGAAGAAGCTAAAGGTAACTGGTTTCAATCATCTTGGAGACCAGCAACAGCTTGGGTATGTGTTGCAGGTTTTGCAGTCAACTTTTTAATTAGTCCTTTATTAGCACCTTTTGGTATTGATGTACCACAAGCAGATACATCTACTATGTTGCCTGTATTAATGGGTATGCTTGGTTTAGGTGGAATGAGAAGCTATGAGAAAACTAAAGGATTAACAAAATAATGTACGACAACATCAAAGAAATGTTAATCAAGAATGAAGGGTTGATGTGTACTCCTTATCATTGTAGTGCTAACAAGCTAACAATAGGCGTAGGCAGGAACTTAGAAGCTAATGGTATATCAGAAGATGAAGCTATGTATCTTTTAGAGAATGATATCAATAGAGTTGTAGCTAATTTAGACAAGATGTGGGAAGTATGGAGAAGTTTCCCAACGCCTGCTCAAGAAGTATGTGTTGATATGGCATTTCAAATGGGCATAGCAGGATTTATGAATTTTAGACAAACACGAGCTCTGATGGAGATGGGTTGTTGGTTAGAAGCATCAGAGGAGATTTTACGGAGCAAGTATAATACACAAACTCCAGCAAGATGTGCTAGAAACTCAAGGAAACTAGCACTATGTAAAAGTGCCAAGAAAAACATCAGACCAACATCAAGCTAATTCTAGACTTGGTGCATTAGGTGAATCATTAGTACAAACTTTCTTGCTTGAGTACGCTGACTTTTGTTATCCAACCCAAGAAAAACATCCTGCTGATTTAATGGTTGAATTTGGTTCAGCTAAATATACAGTGCAAGTTAAAAGCAGACGAGCAACTAAAGAAAAAAAGTTTGTATTCGCTGCTGAGAACTCAAGGTCACAATCTGAAACTTATAGACAATATACTTGCGATATTTTAGCTTTTGTTTTCTTTGATGATGACAAGAAGCATATTATGTTTAAAGCAAATACATCATCACAAAACTATTTTACTTTTGATAAGAAATCCATAACTGATGACATGGAATTAGAATCCCTAAAAGAAACACTAGACAGTCTTAGCTCAGTACCAGTTCTGAATCCTATAATTTAGCACCTAAAAATAAATTAATATTTTTTTACACATTTATATATATTTATGTATAATGGGTGTATGTTAATTAAAAATAAGGAGTTAAATAACATGACACATAAAAAAGAAATATATAAAAAGGCTACTAAATACCAACCAGCAGTCTATAAATACAGGGGATTTAAAATAGACTCACATTGGGATTG